GCAGCGCGTTGCGCAGCCGCTGCTCGCGCGGTGCAGCGTCCGCTTCGCGCAGCGCGGCAAAACGGGGCTGCGGCAGGAAGTTCGGCGCGCCGGGGTCGGCCGCGGCCTCGGGCCGCAACACCAGGCTGAAGCGGAAGGCATCGCGCACGCGCGCCGGGGTCAGCGCGTCGGTGGCGTCGTAGGCGCCCTGCGCGAAGGCCGGCGTGGCACCGCGGCCGCGCGCCACGTAGCGCAGGTACAGGTCGGCCACCACGCCCTGCGGGCCCAGCGCGGCGCGCAGCGCATCGGCGCTCTGCGCGCGCAGCCATTCGGGCAGGCGCAGGCACCAGGGGCGCGGCACTTCGATCAGCCGGCCCAGCCGGTCCACCGCCAGGCCGCCGCCGACCTGCAGTTCCAGCCCGGCCGGCGGCCGCTGCACGCGGGCACGCAGGCCGACCAGCGTGCCCGCGCCACCCAGGTAGCCCAGCGCGCGGGCCAGGCGGCCGCGGTGGTAGGTCTGCTCGTCGCGGAAGTCCTCGGCATCGAGCAGCACGCCGGTGTCGTAGTACACCCGGTCGGGCCGCGGGCCGCCGGCCCAGGCGTCGTCCAGGTCGCTGTCATTCAGGGCCATTCGAGCCTCCGTCGTTGCGCGGCCTGCGCCGCGGCCGCACCACCGGCGTGTCGATGCGGTTCACCACCCCCGGCGACACCGGCGCCGGGTTCACCACCACCGGGCCGATCGGGTCGGGCCGCACCAACACCGGCTCCACCACCACCGGGCCGGTGGGCAGCACCGGCACGCGGCGCACGGTGACGCTGAGCAGGCTGGGCTCGCTTTCGGCGCCGCGGTCGTCGACGACCACCAGCGCGAAGCGGTGCACGCCCACGGCCAGCCGGTTCTGCACCACGAGCACCGGCTCGCGCTGCTCCAGCGGCTTGTTCAGCTCCAGCACCGGCACGGCGCGTGCTCCTTCAGCCCAGCTGCGGGCCCAGGTAGGTGAAGCGATAGCTCTTGATCGAGCCACCGATGTCGAAGGACTTCTCGCCGGACAGCTTGAACTCCTTGCCGACGTCGGCGATCTGCGGCCCCTGCAGCACCGCGGTCGGACGCTCGCGGTCGGCCACGATGACCACCACCTGGTCCGGCTCCGAGACGTTGCCGGAATCGTCGGTGACCTCCAGGCGGAACAGGTGCCGGCCGCGGGCCAGCGGCTTGGCGGGGTCGACCTCGACGACGATCACCGCCTGGTCGGTCTCGAAGGGAACGTTGATTTCCAGCTTGGCCATGAGGCTCTCTCCTTGGTGGGGGTTCAGTCTTCGCGGGTGAAGCGCCAGCGCACGATCTCGCCGCCGGCCGGTGGGCGCGAGCGGCGGCCGTCCAGCGTCAGCGGCAGTGCCGGGTCCTGCACGGGTGGGGCGCGCAGCACGGCGCGCGGCTCGCCTTCGGCCTCGCTGCCGGGCACGCCGTCTTCCAGCCGCCAGTCGAAGGCGCCGCCGGCGCGGATGCGGTCGCCGCGGCCGATGGCGCTGCGGTCGATGCGCGCGGTGCCCGGCGGCTGCGGCGCGCGCAGGAAGCTGTCGACGCCGACCAGCGCGGCCACGCCTACCAGGAAGGGCTCGCGCGCCGGCATCACCTTCAGCAGCACATGCGCCGGGGCCACCGCCTCGGCGATGGCGGCCACGCGGCGCTGCAGGGCCTCGTCCAGGCCCTCGTGCACCAGCACGGTGGCGCGGTGCGCGGTGCGTTCGTAGACGCTGGCCACGGTGGCCAGCTCGGCGGCGCTGTCAGTGCTGTCGCCGAACAGCGCCAGGAACTCGGCGCGGGCCTGCGCGTCGTCGGCATCGCCCAGCACCAGCGTGTCGCCGACGAAGGAATTGCCCGACACCACCAGCCCGGGCAGCAGCGGGTCGTCGTCGCGGTTCAGGTCGATGCCCAGCAGCGTGGCCAACGTGCGGCGCAGCCGGAAGTCCTCGAGCACGACGATGCGGCCCTGCGCCACGGCGCCGCCGGTGGCGATGTCCAGCGCGCGCTGCAGCCCGGCCAGCGTGCCGCGTTCGCGGCGCAGCGCTGGCGCCTGGCACAGCCATTCGCGGCGCGCGTCTTCGGGCAGGCCCGGCGGAAAGCGCTCGCCGGTCCAGCCGGCCAGCCAGTCCAGCCATTGCGGCGGCGTGCTGGCCGGATCGCTGAGCACATGGGCTTCGGCGATGCGGTCTTCCAGCGGCGTCAGCAGGCTTTCGAAGAGCTGCGTGTAGCGCTCCAGAAAGTCGTGCGGCGTGGCCGCGCCGGTGGTGTCGCGGTCGAACACCGCCTCGTCGCGGTACAGCTCGGGCAGGTAGCGGCGCACGTAGGAAAAACGCTCGCCCCAGGCGCGCAGCGCAGCCACCTCGGGCGTGGCCCGGCCGTTGCCGAAGAGCTGCACGCGCAGGTGCAGGAAGCGGCCGCGCAGGCTGCGCAGCTGCTGGCCGCCGCGCTGCAGCAGCACGCCGAACAGGCCGACGCGGCCGGGCTGCGGCGGGCAGTCCAGCAGGCCGGCGCGGTGCGGCAGCTCGCTGGCCTCGCGCTGCCACGCGCCGCGCGGCGTGCCTTCGGGCAGCGGCGGCGCGGCGGTGACATCGCCGAACCAGTGCGGCCACCACTGCGTGGGCGCGCTGCCGTCGTCGGCGGCGGCCACTTCCACCAGCAGGCCGCAGCCCGGCGGCAGCAGCGCTTCCACGTACAGCCGGTGCCATTCCAGGCCGAGCTGGCCGCTGTCGACGGTGCGGCCTTGGGCCTGGCCCTGGCCGCGGAAGCCGCGCCAGGCCAGCGGCACCAGCGGCCGGCTGAAGCGCAGCGCGGTGTCGGGGCCCACCAGCGCCGGCTGTGGCGGCTGCGCCAGCGGCAGCTGCGGCGGCCAGGCCTGCGCGGCCACGAAGGGCCCGGGCGCGGCATCGGCGCTGGGGTAGCGGCGGCCCAGCGGCGCCAGGCGCTGGCCCTCGGCGGGCGCGTCGGGCAGCGCATAGGCCAGCACCTCGGTCAGGTCGGCCAGGCGCAGGGCCACGGTCTGCTCGTCGATCCAGGCCAGCGCATGGGCATGCGCGGCGCCTTCCAGCTGCAGCTGCCCTGTTGCCCGGCCGTGGGCATCGAAGAGCAGCAGCTGCAGCCCGCCATCGGCCGCCCAGGCGGCTACGGCCAGCCGGCCGGCGGCGCTGGCTGCCAGCGTGACCGGCCGCAGGTCGGCGGGCAGCGTTTCGGGCCACAGTTCCAGCCGCGGCGCATCAGGGTTCTCCGGCAGCGGGCGGAACGTACTGGCGTCGTAGAGCACACCGGCGCGGTCGGGCCACGGCCGGCCGGCGATGCGCGCCAGGCGCCGGCGGCTGCGGTCCAGCGCCCAGCGGCCACCCTGCGCATCGCAGGCCAGCGCATGGGCGCTGAAAGCCTCGTCGCCCACCGGCAGCGGCAGCGCGATCGGCGCAAAGCGATCACGCAGGTCGACCAGCTCGATGCGCTCGGCAAAGGCCAGCAGCAGCACGTCGTCGGCATCCAGCGCCATCGCCAGCGGTGCGCCGGCGGCACTGCTGGCATGGCGCGGCACCTCGCCGGCAAAGGCGCCGAAGCCCAGCAGCGTCTGCGTGGCGGCATCCCAGCGCGCGAAGGTGCCGAAGCCGTCGCGCAGCAGCGGCAGGCGGTTCAGCTCGGTTTCGGCCAGGGCCTCGCGCGCCGGCCCGTCTATGCGCTCGGGCGCCGGCCGTTCGGCGCGCAGCGCCAGCAGCGGCCGCGGCGCCTGCGCATGCCGGCCGGCCACGGTGGGCGCGGCGGGCGCCACGCTGCAGCCGTCCAGCACCGGCCAGTGGGCCGGCTCGGACCACATCCAGAAGCGTTGGCCGTTGGCGTCCATCAGCACAGGTCCGTGATCACCGGCACCGCGACGCGTGGGCTGCCGTCGTCGGGCAGGCCGCCATCGACCATGGTGGGCACGCTGCCGCCGACCTCGACCACCACCTGCAGCAGCTCGGGCAGCTGCCAGCCGGCCAGCGCCAGGCGCTGCACGCCGGTGGCGTCGCGGGCCAGCAGCGACCAGCGGTTGCCGTCGCGCGCGAACAGGTTGACGCCGGCCACGCTGGCCACGCCGGGCACGCGCGCAGCCTCGACCTCCAGTTCGCGGTCGGCCAACGCGCGGCCCAGCGCCCAGCCCTGGCCGTCGAAGCCGCCCGGCGCCAGCGGCCACAGCAGCCGGCGCAGCGCCTGGCGCAGCGCCGCCAGCGTGGCATCGCGCGGCGCGTCGTCGCGCAGGCCCACCGCCACCGACAACGCCACCGGCACGTATTCGCAGCCGATCACGTACAGCTCGGTGGCCAGCGGCCGGCGCGGCGCCAGCTGGGCATGCACGGCCTCGATCAGCGGCCGGTCGGCGCGCGGGTTCGGCGCGCTGCCGACGCCGCCACCGGGCACGCCGGGCAGCACCATCACGCTGACCACGCCGGGCACGCCGAAGGCCCGGTTGCGCGGCACGAAACGCGGCAGCACCTCGACCCGGCCGATGTCCACGCCGGGCGTCTGCAGCGCCAGCGTGCGGTGGTCGTCGGCCGTGACGGCGCGCTCGCGGTGGCGCAGCACGCCGGGGATGCGGGCCTCGGCGGTGGCGATGTCCTCGGCGTCCTCGCCGCCGCGCGTGGCCGCCGGCTGCAGCAGCTTCAGGCCCGCCAGCGGCGCGCCGTCGCGCACGCGCTGGCCGTTCAGCTCGCGCAGGCTGCCGGGCGCCAGGTTGCCGGCACGGCCGCCGCCGGCGCGGGCGCTGACGATCTTGACCCGCGCGCCGGCCGCCGGCACACGGCCGCGCACGCCGTCGCCGAAGCGCAGCTCGCCGGCGGCGGCATCGAGCTCGTAGGCGCGGGCCTCGCGTGCGCTGCCGGGTGCCTGCGGCAGCAGCGCCAGGTCGTCGACGCGCTGCCAGGCCACGTAGTCCTCGCCGGGCTCGGCGATGGCGATCTGCAGCGTGGCCGGGTCGATGTCGCGCAGCGGCAGCGCGATGCGCTCGTCGGCCAGGCCGCGGGTCTGCGCCACCACCAGCGGGCCGCTGCGGCTGCCCTGCACCACCTGCACCGCATGCAGCCCCACCCAGGCCAGCCGCAGCTGCTGCGTGGCCGGCGCGGCGCGCAGCCGCAGCCAGGCCACCAGGCGCAGCGCGCGCTCGGGGTCGTCCAGCCGCGGCGGCTCGTCGTCGATGCCGGCGCGGGCGTCGATGCCGCGGGCCGCCGGGCCCACGCCGATCAGCGCCGGCCCGGGCGGCACCAGCCGCAGCACGCCGGCCTGGCGCAGGCCGCTGGCGCTGCAGGCGGCGATGTCCAGCGTGTGGTAGTCGGTGGCGTTCGCACCGGGCACTGAAATCTCCCAGCGCACGTCCTGCGGCGCAGCCTCGGCGATGGCGCTCTGCGCGTCGGGCACGGTGTGCGCCGGCAGCACGCCCACGTTGATCAGCCGCGGCAGGCCTTCGGCATCGCGCGCCAGCTGCTCGCGCGCCCGGTCGCGCAGCGCCAGCGGGTCTTCGCCGCGCGCTGCCTTTGGCGCCAGCAGCGCGATCCACAGGCAGCGATCCACCGTGTCGGCCACCAGGTCCACGCCCTGCGGCAGCGCCAGGCCGTCGGTGAACAGCGGCGTGGTCTCGTAGGTGTCGAGCGCGCGGCCGCCGTACAGCGCGCCCAGCTCGGCCAGCGTGTCGGCCAGCTCGGGATGCGACTCCACACTGACGCGGCGCTTGATGTAGACCTCGCCGGCCACCGGCGCCATAGAGACTTCCTGCAGCGTCTCGAAGGGCAGCGGCCGCTCGATGCGCGCGCCGGCGCGCAGGTCCAGCGCCTCGCGCTGGTCGTCGGCGGGCTTCAGGGCCACCAGGCCGCGCGCCGGCTGCGCCGGCTTCAGGCCCAGGCCCAGCAGGTTCAGGAAGACGCGGCGCTGCCGATCCGGCACCTGGTTGGCGCGGTACAGCAGCGTGTCGCCGAGGAACGCGAACAGCTCGATCAGCGTGCGCCCCGGGTCGCCGACCCGCGGGTTGGTCCATTCGGGCGTGTGCGCAGGGATGCGCGCCAGCAGCTCGGCCACCAGGTCGTCGAAGCGGCGGTCGTCGAGCAGGGGCAGCGGCAGCGGCATGGCCTTCAGCCTCCCAGGTTCATCGACAGGGCGACGCGCTGCGCATCCCCGCTGCGGCGCAGCCGGTAGTGCAGCTCGATGCGCAGCGTGGCCGGGTCGCGCTCGTCTTCGCGCAGGTCGATGCGGTCGAGCTGCACACGCGGCTCATCGCGCGCCACTGCGGCGGCAATGCGCGCCTGGATGCGCGCGCGCACCGCCAGCGTGTTGGGCTCGTGCAGGAAGTCCTGCAGCCCGGCGCCGTAGTCGGCATGCATCAGCAGCTCGCCGGGCCGCACCGACAGCAGCTTGCGCAGGCCGTCGGCCACGCTGCGTTCCAGGCTGGGCCAGGCCAGCGCGCCGTCGGCATCGGGCACGCCCAGCAGCGGCCAGCCGATGGGCGGGGCGAGTCGTGGGTCGCGGGCCATCGCATCAGCCTTTCTTCGTGGGGATCGGCAAGCAGATCTTGACGAAGGGCATCCAGCGCAGGAACAAGTTCAGCAGCGACAGCACGATGTTCAGCGCGATGAACGCGCAGATCGTGATGATCGGAATGCTGAAGCTGCACAGCCAGCCGATGCCCAGGCCGCCGCCTTCCTTGCCCTTGCCGTCCAGCAGGTCGGCCGGCGCGTTGTTGGCCAGCAGGTTCTGCAGCGAAGGCGGCAGCTCGAAAGCGACGTTGGGCTTCATCGCCTGCAGGCTGTCGCGGTCGAAGGGCGGCAGCGCGATGCGCGCCTGCGGCGCGCCGGTGGACGCATACCAGGGCGCGATGCGGAACAGCGGCGTCGGCTCGCTCCACACCAGCAGCGGCGGGCAGCCGTCGTCGCGACGCACGCGCACGAAGGCGCGCAGCGCATACAGCGCGGCGCTGTCGTCGAAGCCGCCCTGCAGCGTGCGCAGGCCGTCGGCGCGCTGCTGCAGCAGGTCCAGCGCGGCATCGGCGAAGCGCGCGGTCCAGCCCTCGGGCAGCGGGCCGAAGCGTTCCGGCATGTCCACCGACACCGCATCGGGCTCGGCCACCAGCCGCGCGCAGGCGACCAGGAAGTTCGAGGTATCGACGCGCCGGTACGGGTCGAAACCCGGCGGCACGGCCGGCACGCGCAGGCGCAGCAAAGGCACCTCGTCGAGCAGCGCCCGCAGCGCGGCGGCGCGCGGCGCGGCGATGTCGAATTCCAGCGCCAGCTGGCGCACGAAGGCGGCGAACTGCGCGCGCTGCAGCTCGCTGCCGCCGGCCACCTCGGGCGCATCGGCCGGCAGCTGCAGCGGGGCGTCGAGCCAGGCGGCGTCGAAACGGCCGGGCGGCAGCTCGCGCACGCTGCCGGCGCGCCGCAGGTACGGCGACAGGTGGGCGATGAAGTCGTTGCGCACGGTGCCCGGCGCGCGCGCAGCCGCATAGTCCACCGCCGGCGCGGTGGCCGGGCGCGGCGCGTCGCCGGTAGGCACCAGGCCCCACAGCAGCGTGCGCCGCGCGGCATCGTTCAACGCCGGCGGCAGCGGGTACAGCCGGTGCACCGCCTCGGCCGGCCGGTTGGCGGCGCGCGCGGCCAGCAAGGTGTCGAGCGTGGCATTGCCGCTGCGTGCCAGCGGCCGGCGCGCCGGGTCGGGGTCGGCATCGGCCTCGCGGGCGTCCAGCAGCGTGCGCCAGCCCAGCGCGGTCTCGCCCTGCAACTGCCAGGCCTGCCAGTGGCGGGCGTCGGCCCGCGCCAGCGCGTCGGGCTGCTGGCGCGCGGCCTCCGGCCCGACCCAGCGGCGCAGCACGAAGCCGGCGGATTCGATCTTGCGCGGGTCGAGCCGCGGCGTGCCGAAGACCTGGCAGTGGGTGTCCAGCAGCAGCAGGTTGAAGCGTCGGTGGATCGGCCGGTACAGCATGCGCGGCGCGCCATGGTCGGCCAGCGCCGGCAGCGGCAGCGTGGCCGGCCAGCCGCTGTGCGGCCACTGCATGCGCTGCAGCGCGCCGCCGATCACGGCCAGGAAATCGTCGCCTTCCACGTCCACCAGCACCGCCGGCGCGCCGGCCCGTGCCGGGCCGCGCAGCCGCACCGCGTGCGCATGGGGCGAGGGGCGTGATTCGACCGCGGCCATGCGCTTCACCAGATGTTGCCGGCGCCCGGCGTGTACGACGCCGACACCACGGAATTGCTGATCAGCGTGTCGCACTTGACGACACCGCTGAACTGGCTCATGCCCGCATCGACCTGGACCATGCCGGCGCTCACCGCCACCTGCGGCGCATTGACCGTCACCTTGGCCGCGGCGGTGATGGTGATGCCGTCGGCTTCGAACTTGGCGCTGTTGCCGTTGCTGTCGATCAGCTCGCAGACGCCCGGGCCGTCCTTCAGCGTCAGCTGGCAGCCGCCGGGGGTTTCCAGCCGCAGCTGCTCCTGCCCCGGCGTGTCGTCGAGCGTGACCTTGACGCCGTTGCGCGAGCGCAGCACCTTCAGGTGGTTGTCGCCATTGCCGTCCATCGCCTGCGGCGGCGCGGCGCTGCCGTGCCACAGGCCGCCCAGCACCACCGGCATGCGCATGTCGCCCTGCACGAAGACCACGGCCACCAGGTCGCCGGGGTCGGGCAGCCAGAAGGCGCCGCGGTCATTGCCGGCGAAGGGGCAGACGATGCGCGCCCACAGCGGCGCGTCCTGGTCGGCGGCGCCCTGCGCGGCATGCAGGCGCAGCTGCACGCGGGCCTGGCGCTCGGGGTCGGCCACGCTCAGCACCTCGGCCAGGAACAGGCCGCCGGCCCAGGCCGGGCCGAGCACCGGCGGGGTGCCGGTGGGCAGCAGCGTGTGGGGATCGGCACGGTCCATGGCGGGGATTCAGGGGGTGTTGAGACTGGCCGACTGGGCAACGAAATCGGTCTGGTAGCCGCGCAGCAGGTCCCAGCGGTGGGTGGCTTCGACGACGGCATAGCGGTTGTCGAAGCGCGCGCCCAGGCCGGTGATGTCGACCACGGTGCCCACGCGCAGCTCGGCATTGCCTTCGGTGCTGCCATGCAGGCGCACGAAGCGGCGGGCCCGCGCGTCGAAGGCGGCGTCGGCCAGCGCGCGCGCTTCGGATTCGTTGCGGCAGGCCAGCGGCGCCAGGTGCTCGCGGCGCTGCCCCAGTGCTGCCGCCAGGTTCGACGCGCCGCTGCCCGGCCCGCTCACCGTACCGGTGCTGCTGACCTGGAAGCGGTTGCCGCTGGCGGCATCGAAGCCGCTGATGCCGACTTCGGTGACCTGGTCGGCCAGGTCGGCGATGACCCGCACGCGCTGCAGCTGGCTGTACATCTGCAGCCGCAGCGTGCCGCGGTCGCGGTCGGCGATGCGCCGCACCTGCAGCACGCGGTCGTTGAGCTGCAGGTCGGCATCGTGGCGCGCCAGCAGCCGGCGCAGGAAGGCCAGGTCGCTTTCGTTCAGCTGCACCCACGTGGCGCTGTCGCCGCCCAGGTCGCCGACATCGGCCTCCAGCCCCAGGCCGCTGGCCACCTGCCGCACCACGTCGGCCGGCGCCATGTCCCGGTAGACCGCACTGCGCCGCGCCAGGCGCGCGTTGAACAGTTTGTCCTCGGCCAGGAAGGTGATCTCCGGCGGCGTGCCCACCGAGGCCGCGCACTCGATGGCATGCACGCTGCCTTCGAACAGCGCGCGCGCCGCGCTGCGTTCGCCGGCATAGAGCTTGAGCACGCTGCCCAGGGCCAGCGGCTGCGCGTCGTTGAACAGGTAGCCGATGCTGCCGCCCACGGACATGCCCCAGTTCGACAGCGTCAGGCTCAGGCTGCTGAGGCCGCCCTCGGCCTCGTGCACGGTGACGGCGCGCAGCATCTCGGTGACGAGCGCGACCTCCTGCCCGTCGACCTGCACGGTCGGCCGGGCCCCATAGGCCACGCGCTCGGCGACCGGGCGTTCTTCGGTGGTGGCGTTCGGCGGCATGGCGACCCTAGTCGGCCTGCAGGCGCTGCGCGCGCTCGACGCCCAGGCGCAGCTGCTCTTCGAGCCGGCTGGCCAGTTCGGCCGACCAGACCGGGCCGGTGGGCGCGGTGGTCGTTGCAGGCGGCGTGGCGGGCGTCGATTCGGCGCTGGGGACGACGATCTCGAAATCGTTGATGACCACGGGCATCGTGCGGCTCCTTCAGATCTCGAAACGCAGCCGGCCGGACAGCGCGCGGCCCACGCCGACATCGCTGCGCAACCCGGCCGGGCTGCTGGGCAGCGCGCGGCCGTCGATGCCGAAGCCGGCACCGGCATCGGTGGCCAGCTGCACGGCCGGCGCGGCGGGCTGCAGCCGCCGCGCATCGAAGCGCAGCGCCGGCGCCGACACCTGGGCGCCCACGCCGACACCGACCCCCACGCCCACGCCTGCCGAAGCCGTGAAGCCCACCGCCTCGCGCAACTGCACACCGCCGCCCAGCGCCAGGCTGGCCCCGGCCGAAAAGCGCAGGCTGGCCTCGCCGTTGGCCGTGGCAATGGCACGCGCCGCCCGCAGGTCGCCGCCCAGGCCGGCGACGCCGGCGGCGCCGCCGCTGCCCAGCGCCGAGGGCACCTCGAAGGCCGCAGGGCTGGCCGCGCCGCGCGGGTTGGGCCGCTCCAGCGCGGTGAACTCGCCGGCCTGCTCCTTCAGGCTCAACGCCACCTGGGCGCGCAGCGGCACACCATCGGCCGAGAAGAAGTCCAGCGTCTCGCGGTAGCTCTCGGCGATGCCGGCGAACAGGAAGGTGCCCCACTGGAAGGTGACCAGCGGCGGCACGAAGGCGGCGCCGGCCTCGGCCGCGGCCGCCGGGCTGGCGCCGGGCTCCTGCGGCGCGCGCACCGCGGCGCGCAGCGCACGGGTCTTGCTGCGCACGTCCTCGCCGCTGCCGCTGGTGTCGAACAGCAGGTCCAGCCCCATCTTGGCGCTGGACTGGGTGGACACCTGGTTGGTGCCGCCGGATTCGCCCTGCTGGTTGATGCTGTTGGTGATCTCCACCTGCAGCGAGGTGGGGTTGAACTGCACCGCGAAGGGCTGGCCGTCCTGCCCGATCTTGATCTCGGCCTTGGCGAGCGGCGGCTGGTTCATGCGGAATGCTCCAGGCCCTCGTGCACCACGTGCAGTTCCTCGACGCCGACATCGGTGGCGCGGGCGTTCAGGTCGGCGCACTTGAACTTGACCGGCAGCGCGCGGCGCAGCGTCCAGCGCATCACCGGCGTGCCGTCGCTGCCCAGGATCTGCACCTCGGCGCGCAGCCGCGCGGCAAAGGTGCCGGTGCCCATCAGCTCGAACCACCACCACAGGTCGCGCGCCGGCGTCATGCCGCGCTTGAAGACGACCGTGGCAAAGCTCACCGCGCCGGGCCGCTGGTGCGCGCCCCACTGCAACCCGCCTTCGCGGATGGTGCGCGGCTCCATCGTCGCCTCCAGGCCGCTGACCTCGGCAAAGGCGCCCTGGCACAGCGCCACGTCGTCGGTGGCGGTGTCGCCGTCGATGCCGTCGCGGGCGAAGGCGACGTGGAAATTGAACACGCCCATCGGCGCGTGCCGTGCGGTGTCGGGGCGGCCGATCATGCGACGCTCTCCTCGACCGCATCGGCATCGGCCCAGCGCACGCCGCCGTCCTCGGCCAGCGCCAGCGCCATGCGGATGCGCTCGATGCCGGCCTGCGGCACGAAGCTCAGCTGCACGACCACGCGGCCGTGGTCCAGGTCGTTCTGCGTCATCGTCGATCGGTCGCAGCGCACGTCGAAGGCCTCGGCCGCGCTGGCACCGCGCAGCGCACCGGCCTGCCAGTAGCGCGTCAGCACCTGCTCGAAGCGGCCCTGCAGCCGCGCCCACAGCGCCTCGCCGGCGGGTTCGAAGACCAGCGTCTCGCCCACCTGCCGCGCCGTGCGCAGCAACTGGCCCAGCAGCCGCACCACGCCGGCGTCGCGCCAGGCGCGCTGCGTGCTGGCGCTGCGGTCGGAACGCAGGCGCACGCCGTCCGGCGTAGGCGCAAACAGCGCGAAGCGGCCGACCAGCGCGTCGTCCTCCTGCGCGGGGTCGGGCGTGCGCAGCGCCTCGTCGGGCGGCTGCGGCCAGACGGCGCGCACGCCGCGCGGTGCGGCACCGGCCGCCGTGCGCGCGGCGCCACGCTGCAGCACGCTGCCGGCCACCAGCCCGGCCAGCGCACCATCGGGCGGCAGCAGGCCTTCGGCCACGCGCGGCGGCCGCAGCGGCTGCAGCCACGGCGTGGCCAGTTGCAGCATGCTCGAGCGCACGCTCACCGCCGCCTGCAGCCGGCGCGCGGCCCGGGTGTCGTCGGCGGCCAGCGGCAGCGCCAGCAGCATCATCAGGTCGCGGCGGCGCCGGGCCAGGCGTTCGCGCAGCCGCTGTGCGATGTCGTTCCAGGCCGCGAAAGCTTCATCGGACAGGCGCGGCGCGGCCACGCGGCGCACGCCGGCCGCCGGTGGCGCTGGCTGCAGCGACGGCGCGCATTCGACGAAGACCTCCGGCACCACCGGCGCGGCCGGCGCATCGGGTGGCACCACCGCATTGCGATCAGCCAGCAGCGCCGGCAGGTCGGGCACCAGCACGAAGCTCAGGTCGTCCAGCGCCCAGGCATGTTCGATGCCGTGCCAGCTTTCGCGCTGCCAGCTGGCGGCGCCTTCGGGCGGCAGCAGCGCGGCCAGATGCACCGCGCGGACCTCGGCCGACAGGTGTGGCAGCACTGGCCACGGGTCGCCCAGCCGCAGCACATAGGCCTTGCGCCCGCCGTTGGCGAAGAAGTCGCGCACCGCCAGGCTCAGGTAGTCGTCGGCCGCGGCGGCACCGCCGGCCGCAAGAGGCCGGGCCTGGCCGTCGAACAGCGCGTCGAAAGTGCTCCAGGCGTCGATGGGCACCGGCACGTCGCGCAGCGCGGCGTCCAGCGGATAGCGGCGCTCGTGCAGCCATTTGGCGATGGCCGGCGGCAGCGGCTGGCCGGCGCGGCGCGTCGTCCAGCCGACGAACAGCGCGATGTCGGCCCGCGACGGATGTGCGGGCTCCACCGTGGGCAGCGTCTGGAAGCTCAGGCCGAACATGGCGGGCTCAGAACGCGATCAGACCGCGATCTCCAGGCCTTCGGCGCTGAGCACCAGCTCTTCCATCGCCACGTCGCCCCCGCCCTTGGCGGCCAGCGTGGGGCCGGTGTACTTCATCGGGATGACGTTGCGCAGCAGCCAGGTCTGCACCGGGTTGCGGGCCTCGTCCAGCAGCGTGATCGACACGTCCTTCTGGCCGTTGACGCCGGTGCTGCGCACCTCGCGGATCCACTGCCACACCGATTCGGAATTGATGACGCCGCGCTTCAGCGTGACGTCGCCCACCTTGTGCACGCCGGGTACCTTGCGCACGTGGTTTTCCTTGTCGTTGCCGTAGCGGTACTCGGCGACGGTGATCTCCGAGCCGATGCCCGAGACGTCGGAGAAGCCGCCGAAGGCCTCGGCCCCGGCGAAGTTGACGATGAAGTTGAAGGCGCCGTAGGGAACCTGTCTGGCCATGGTGCTTGCTCCTGCGGGGGTTTCAATCGCGCGCGTCGGCCGTCTTCTGGCCGATGCGGAAGATCACGAACTCGGCCGGCTTCAGCGCGGCCACGCCGATCAGGCAGACCAGGCGGCCGTTGTCCAGGTCGTTCTGCGTCATCGTCGAGCGGTCGCAGCGCACGAAGTACGCGTCCTCGGCCTTGGCGCCGAGCAGCGCGCCGTTGCGCCACTCGTTGTAGAGGAAGGAGGCGATGGTCTCGCGGATGTTGGCCCACAGCCGCTCGCCGTTGGGCTCGAACACCGCCCACTGCGTGCTGCGGTCGATCGAGGCTTCCAGGTAGTTGAAGTAGCGCCGCACGTTGACGTACTTCCATTCGGGGTCGCTGCTGGCGGTGCGCGC